TGTCGTTGCATTTGATGATAAGAACTTCGTGGCTCCACGCTCGGTGTCGTACAGGGCATGAGAGGCGCCAAGGTCGCGATTCTTAATCCAAACCAATCCCCCTTCACCCGCCAGATCAATCCCATTAGTGATCGTCTGCGTGGCGCTGGTGCCGGTATAAAGCCAGGTGCTGAAGACATCCTCAACACCAAGCACCTCGCCAGCAGCACCTGCACCTGCAGCAGCTTGAATCAGATTCTTACCCAGCATCAGACGTAGCTCCCGACGTAAGCGCCGTAAAGGGTGGTGCTGACTTTCCAGAACACCAGCGTATCCTTTGCGGTCAATGTCGGCGGTGCATTACCTGCGCTGCTGATCCATGTGATCGTTGGCCAGGTGACCGTGTAGCTTGCGCCGTTCTCGATCATCAGCACTACGGTCTGCCCGGCTTCCAGCGAATCAGTAAACGTCGGCGCACCGGTCAATACGCTGACTTGAATAGAGCCATTCGCCGGATCCAGTGCAATGCTGCCGCTGGTGGCCAGGGTGTGGACTTTCTCCTTGATCTCATCAAGAAGAACTTCACCGGTCATTGTTCCGCCAGCCTTCGGCAGTGCCTCATTGGCTGTTGACTGGGCAGCGCTTGCAGTGCTGTTGGCGCTGTCCGCTAGATCGTAGGCGCTCTTGACCGCACTCGGTGTTGCAGCCAGAGTGGTGCTCGTGCTGTTGGTTGCAGTGCTAAGCTGAACCTTGCCGGCGGTGCTGGTAGTGCCACTGATAACCGTAGTAACCCCTGTGTCGCTGATGGTGACATCGCCACTCATCGGAACCGAGGACGCAACGTTACTGTCATCTCCGACAACAATGTTACCGCTGGTCAGTGCCTCTAGTTTGCTCAGGCTGATAGACGCCGATGGACTAATATCTTCGTCTACTATTGCGCCAGCAGAAATCCCAGTCACACCTGTATTGCTGATTGTAATATCCCCAGTGATTTCCGTAGCAGTAGGAACATTGCTGCCATTGCCGACGATAAGCTGTCCACTCGCTAAAGACTCTAGCTTGCTCAGGCTGATAGCCGCCGATTCATTAATGTCTTCGTTAATGATTGAACCGGTGGCAATAGAAGTCACACCAGAATTACTAATTGTAATATCACCTGTAACCTCAGTTGACGTAGGAACATTATTGCTATTACCCAGAATTATATAACCACTTGTCAGTGCAGCAAGCTTTCTGATCGAGATCTCAGCCGTATCTGAGATATTGAAGTTTGAAAGTTTGCCATGTTCCCACCGCGACGCCGTGGCGTTGTACACCAGTAACTCATTGTCCGCTGTCGTGCCATTCGACTCGACATCATGGAGGTCAGAGAGGCGGCGGCCAGTGTCCCACCTCACCATGACAATTCCGTTATTCTTAACTGAAATTACTGCGGCTATAGGGAGTTTAAGGTTGGGTGCTTGCGGCTCGAATTTTGTGAAGCCTCCGGGAGTAGCCGGATCGCACCAGAGAATATCACCTTCAGCCCATTGCCCATCCACACCACCCTCATCGATGTCAGTGTCGACGCCTTTCACCTCGCCGAACGACCTTACATATCCATCCGCCCCCGCCGCGATGTTCTGTGCGGCTACACCGAAGAATACGTAGCCGGGATAGGTTCCATCCGCGACCATCGGAGCGACATATAGCCTGCCGCTATTTCCATCGGTTTCACCCGTGAACATCACTGCCGTGCCAACAGGTATCGGACTTGCCGTGCCGTTCCGGCAAATGGTGATAATATCTTGTCCAAGTGGGCTTAACACCCCATTAAGCAAACCAATGTCCAGGGTACCTTTGTCGGCGTTCCAGCCCACTTGCTGCGAAGCAACAGGTTCGGCTGCACCGATCGAGATCAGGGTGTCGAAGGTAGCGACGCCGGTTACGTCGAGAGTGCCCGGAATATCGATGTTGCTGGTCCACTCGACACCGGTGCCTGCAGCGTCGGTCTGAAGGAGCTGGCGAGCCGATCCATCGGCCAACTTCGATACAGCAATTTCCGCTGTCTCCGAGATGTCCGCGTCAACGATGGTACCATCAGCGATCATTGTGGAAGTTACACTTCCGGTATCGCCCGTCGTCACCAACGTGCCGCTAATGTCCGGTAGTGTGTAGGTCCGGTCAGCACTCAACAGTGCGGAATTAAGTGTGCCGGAATACGTCCCCTGATTAAAAACTAAACTACCACTATATAAGGTCGTATTGCCGTTTACATCTACACGAAGTTTTTCGTCCCCAGAAGTAGTAACTGATAGTGACCCCGATCCGGATAAATAGATGCCAGTTGTAGGTTCAGATGTGAACGAGTAAGCAGGAGATGCTGAAGTCCCGTCTACAGTACTCAGGGCTTTGTTAAAATCCCAAGAATCAGACGAGTTATTATATAATATCGATGCTAACGCACCAGAGACAGATATTCCAGACCCGTCTGCTTGAGAGGGTGTCGTCGCACCTGTGGAAAGATTTATAACTTTATCGGTCGTATCTACAGTCGTTGCATTGACGGTAGTCGTGGTCCCCAAGACCTGAAGATCACCATAAATTACAGCATTGGTTCTGACATCGAGAGAGACTGACCCGGTTGAAACCAGACGACCTATAGTCAGTTTACCTTCAAAGGTGGTAGTTCCATCGTTACTAACGTATCCGATAACATCACCACTGTCATCTAGCCACCTTTGGACAATCGGGTTAACGCTAGATCCGCGTAAGGTTAAAGAGATTACATCATTAGTTCCCGGACTAACAGTATTGGTTGCCGTTGTCGTCGGCACCCTACGTAGTAGAGTATCTGGATCGAGATTGACACTACTAATAAGACTATCTACTTCAGATTGAGTATATGTGTTGGCTAAAGTTGCGTATGTAGCCGCTACGTCATTTTCAATCTCTACCCGTAAAGCACTAAGAGAAGTCTCAAGCTCGGATTCATCTATTGCAGATGCTGCTAGTGAGGAGATACTATTCCCAAGGCTGGAAAGTTGTCCATCTAGATATACCCTGGTGTAAGTGGAAGACACCCCGGCTTTTGCCGCTAATAGTTGATTTATTTCTCCCTTTGTGTAAAAATCTAATATACCACCAGTATTCGGAGTACAAGATTTACCGTAAAGATTCGTAGCCACTGGGTCCAACTCCTACACTGCTTTCAACGGGAACGCAGACCAGGTTATTACCTCCCAGATCCACAACTACACTACCCGGTCTACATTTTATAGTTTTTTTACAAAGGTCTTGTTTGCCGTTTTCTAAACAAATAAGTTTTTTCCAACTCCCATCTGTCTGGTACTCGGACAGACAAGACAAATTTCCACATCGAACATCGAATAACGCCTTATCCCCAGGAGCATATTGAGAACTTTCGGAAAAATAAGTATACTGGTCTAATGATCCCCAAATATTAATAGAATCTGATACAACAACTTCGCACTGAATAGACCATTTAGATGGATTAAATAGACCTGGAAATACTGGTAAATTTTCTAGGCTACGGTATACGACCACTCTGTATCCCTGGTCTTCTACAACTGCTGCTAAATCACCAACACTATAGGAATAGGGAGATATGTACACCACCTCAGACCAGTTCAAATCCAATAAGGACCAGTCAGAGTTTATACTCTCCCATGTGTAATAATCTCCTTTGTCTGGGTCATAAATCCCATACAAATCAATTACTTTATTCGCATCAAGTTCGCAGGTGTTCAGCTCAGTCGATCCGCACGAGGTATTTGATACCAGTGTAATACCTACCGCACTAAGAGCAGACTCTTGTGCGGCAGTTAACGCACACCCATCAAACGACCTCGCCGCCATCAGTTGTATGTGAAATTATCACCCACAAAGGTAATCTCAATGGTGCTGGGATTACCGCTAGTTCTATCAACTGAACCGAAAGTTAAGCTGGTCATTTGAGCATCGGGTACAATGATGGTACGGGTTCCCAGAGGTTGAGGATCCTCCGAGCAGGTAACAGGAGTAACCTGAAGAGTAACGAATTCGCAACCATTAGACTTCCAGAAGTCCACAATATCGTAGTGAACAGTGGGGTCAAAGGGGGTAGACAGGGTCATTTCTGTCAAGGTCTTAGGACCCTTGAGCTGGAAGACCCGTTGAGTCGAACCATCAGCGTAGGGAGAGGTAACCGCAGTGTCTTTGATACCAGTAAACGACACGAAGTAGTGAGTCCAGGGGCTAGCTTGGACCAGGAATTGTGATTGCGTACTCGGACGAATCTTAATCATGATGATGGAGTAGGTATATGGAGTTGTGTGGATTCTCCGTCTACCTAGCTTTCAACACCGAGTCACATGTAATATGGTGCGAATAAGCTCCAGTACCCTGTAGACTCCGGATTAAGAACAACACATTCACTGTGGACGTGCCTGCGGTTGAGACGGTAAGCCAACGAGTAGACATTAATCAATTGGCCAACTTGTTCGTGAGAAAGCTGTTCTTCTCGGAGTACGGTGTTCTCGTACTCAACAAGATCTCTACGAAGTTTATCATGCTCGGGAGGAATAGTACGGGGAATCGATCGAATCTCATCCAGGAGACGTTTTGCGGTGTAAATAATGTCCCCTGGGCTAGTATATTCGTCTATTTCAATTCGGGAAGTCTCTGCATCGTTAGAACTGACCCCTGTAGCCAGGCGCTCCCAACCGACTTCGTCTAGGCCACCTTGTGCGAATCTTTCCGCAATTTTCTTAGAGATTTTGTCCCTGGTAGTTTGATCCTTGAGATCACCGTCTTCGTCAAACTCAGTGAAATCGAGGTTTTCTGTAGATACGGAGGCATGGCCAGATAGCATTTGACCGATGGCTTTTTCTCCCAACACGGGAGTGTCGCTTTCTCCCGAGTCAATAGATTGTTTTTCTCCCATACCTCCCATCTGAGACATATCCACTTTCTCTAGGGAGGGAATCTCCAGTTTATCCCGGATCCAATCGAGATCGCTAACATTGTACCCAATAGCCTGGAGCTGAGTAAGAATTTGGACGGTTTTGACCGGGTCTTCCCTTTGTTCAAGATCTTCAAAGTTACGACGGATCCGTGGTACGGAGTATCCGGGGTAATTTAGTTCGACAATCCAACGAATCAGAGTCGCATTTAGTGTCTCATCGAGCTGCTCGGAAAAGCTTTTAGCTTTTCTCATCCTGACCGAGTCGGCTACAGCGTCCCTGGCATATGATCCCGTTGACCCTGTATCTTGACCGACAGTACTTTCACCGTTGATCAAGAAGCTGATTTGCTGATCGATGTAGCTGATCAGGTTCTCGTAGAGTTCCGGTCTACCGGCATTTCCTTCCAGCCATTTAACATCCATTTCATCGGGTATGACGATGGCCGTCTCCTGACCCAACCTCTGAAGGGCTGTGAATAGGGATTTTACCTCTTCTTCCGGGGTGCCTAGACTAAATGTTCCGATTGCCGTAGGAGTCGTATGCTTATCAGCATATTGGAGCCAAAAGCTCATCAAGGTTCTACGAAACTCTACTAGACTGTAAAGTTGTCTTCCCAGACCCGTTCCGTACGGGTCCATGTTATTACTGTATGCCCAGTGGCGATGGATAACCATCGAGCGTAGAGGGATCGGATGACCTTCTACTGGGGATTGGATGGTGATAAGCCTCGGACTAATAGATCCGTCTTCGTTTAGAATAAACTGAAAACGTCTAGGGTCACGTATTTTGATTTCAGATGGTACTACGTAGCTACCTTGACGCATCCAGCAGATTTCGCCAATACTGATCCCCAGAATCAGCGACTCGCACATCCCCCTGACAAAAGCGTCAAAACCAGAATTAGCCGTGACTAGCATGTCACGACCCCGACTTTGTCGGGAATTAGAACCCATGTGATAAAGAGTTTGTCTTACAAATTCCGCTACTTCTTCGTCTTTATCCGAGTCCGATGCTGGAAATACTTCCCATTTTCGTTGAATAATCTCCCCGACCAGCTTCTCCCAAGCACTGATTACCGCACTGTCGTTGAACAGTCTGGTATAATGTTCAATGGCCCGGGGGCCTCCGCCAGCCTCTTCGATGAGGATGTCATCTCTACGCGGTAGAATAGCCCCCGTAAGAACGGTGGGAAGTCCTCCCCAGGTGTACGGATCTGACTTGTATCCTGCCAGGTTGCCCTGGCTCAGACCTAGGCTGTAGAGGCGATCGTTGTATCCAGTTTTTACGATACGTTTCTTATCGGTAGTATCATCTGCCATACGGCTATAGGTCACTCTTCTCCCTAGCTTTCAACGAGAAATGCTCTATTCCCCCTCCTGCTTACTCCTGTAGACAATGTCTAGATCGAGTATTGTCTGATACAACTCCTCAGGGGTTAACTCCCCTTTCTCATACATCTCAATTGTTTCCTCCGCTTTGTCTACATACACGCCATACTTCGTGTCTGTCAGGATATTGACTCCTTCCACGCCCTTTGCGCGATCTTCATTCTGTTTTCCATTGACCTTAGATCTTTTTGCCATTTGTTTAAGTAGTTAGGTAGGTGTTGAAGGTAGCGTTGTTCCCACCCCTGAATGTGTTCGAGTTCGGGAGGGGGATTCTTGGGGAACTCTTTACGGAGTATGTGAAGGGCTGTCTTTACAAACTCTTCATTGTTCTGGGAATAGCACTTGTCAAAGAGTTCCGGGTCGATGTCGGGATGAGTCTTCAAGAACTCTGCGAAAAGAGGAGAACTAGAAATGCTGACAGACTTTACTTCGCTGTAGTCTTGGTTGAGTTTCTCTAGCTGTTCAGAGATTATCCGGGTATCCCAAGTATCCAGAGTATTGGAAATAAGCTCGACAGCTTTGTAAACTCTTCTGACACCGTATCTTTCGATAGCTTTGTCAAAATCAGACCGTAGGGATAAAGCTGGCTTTGCATCTTTGGCCATTGGCCAACGGCCCATTCTTTGACCGCACCAGGAGATCGATATCAGGAGAGAAAGCAGGGATTCTGGAAAATTATCCGGATTCTCTATCTCTCCAGCCCGCTTAAGGGCTGCTTGACAGACTTTCATCTTGGATATCGTCCCCGGTTCGGCTAGTCCTCCGGAGGTTTCATCGTTAAATTCGGGGTCAAGATTTGGCGATGGTGTCTTGGCTCCGATCCCCAGCAGAGCCATCTCCTTCTCGTGTTTGTGTTGCTCCAGGAGTTTCCACTTTTCGTGTTCTAGAACTTCCCGAACTACTTCTACGGGAAGATTTAGTCGACCCAGAGCTAGGAGTTGATTTAGCAAGTCCTGGTCCATTGTCATATTTTAGCACATCCTGCTTGCAAGTGGCAACAATGTCACGATGAGACCAGGAGTGGGTGAGCCGGGTAACGGAGTGAGGGGGCATCCGTCTGTGGTCGACACCCCTGAACAAGACAGAGTTGAGTTCCCGTTCAGCCGATGCTCCAGGCTCGTCGTAGAGGGTGATCCGGGTGGTTTCGGGGTCGGTAGACTCTAGGGCGAGATGGAGGCCTGCCAGGGTCAGGTGATCAAGGCCGCAGAACACCAGGTGCTGGTAAGAGGAGAGAGAAGACGAGTACTGGGTGTTGTCGAGATTGATGTTCTTTACCTCGACACCGTCCATTTCAGATAAGATCTTTTCCAGATGGTCGATCATCTTCCCCAGATCCTTCTCAGAACGACTACGCTTAGTGTACAGAAGGGCAATTTTCAGCATAGGATATGCGAAGTTATAATAGGCTATCAACGGATTTTGGTTGAAAGCCAATTAGAGACACTGTAACACAAAAACCGTGAGCGCGGCCACCCAATTAGTCAAAGAACACATAGGGGTGATTGTTACCCGTGGCCTAGATGAATACGGAAACTTCCCTGTGCAACGGGACGAAGTGCTGTTTTATCGGGTAGCAGTAGATTTGCTTCTGGCTGTCACGGATAGAATTGAACGTAGAGATATCGTAACCCTGGATCCTCTAAAGCCCGATCTTATAACTGGGGTTTTTACATTAAACTTTGATGTAGTACGGTCTGTCGGAGCATTTAAGTCTATTGCTAAGTCTTTGTATAAAGAGTTAGAAGATAACAACGTTTCCGATCCTGACACAGTAAGAGAATACGAGAAATACGAAAAACTTTTAGAAGAAGTTATCGGAGATGTAAAGAAACTTCTAACCCAAAGTACGTCAGAGTATTTTGGAAGTATCGACCAGTACGGGGTAGCTAATTCCCTCGTTGATCTGCCCTCGACTGGTTCTCGTTTACTTCGGGTTAATAGAGAAAAGGACCCAGTACTACCTCCCCGGTCTAGACTAAGAGGCAAATTTACCGACCTGTTCAATAGATATGTTGATTCTAAAGCAGTAATAGTTACAGGTGCGGCTGAAGACATCAATGCGATTACTTCTGACTCTCAGATTCCTCCTCCTCTTGAGAGTGTAAACACAGATCTGTTGACAGCGACTTTTATCGGGGAGGGAAAAAAGATCTACTCTGACGTAGAGAGATTGTATAACTTCACTGTAAGTATGGGAGGATACGAGGGGTCTATTATCGGTTCCGTTGACTATCAGTCAAAGTATTACGAGTATTTGATGGCTATGTGCTACGGTAAAGTACTTCCTCAGGGAGTGCTTGAGGGCACTTTTGGCAATTTTGAACAGATTTATAACTACAGAAGTACTGAATCAGAAGTACCGGGTCTTAAATTCCTGGAGCCACTTTATACGACTAGATCTGCTAATCAGACAATCGGTATTAGTAGTCCGGTGGCGTCTAAATATGCGGAAAACGGAGTAACTGACAGGTATGTTCAACCCCTTCAGTCAAATGCAATTGATTATGTTTCTTTGGCACTAGAGTCTGTATATACAGTGTGCCTGAAAACCGGGGACACGGTCCAGTCTATCCTAAACGAAGACGTTGGGGACGTGTCAGCTCAAGTAAAGGTCTTGTTAAAGGTTTTTCCAACATCTTTAGATGTTAGGGAAAGGTCAGGTGGTGTTACTGGGTCTATAGGGTCTTTGTTAAAATCTCACAGATCACTGTACTCATTGACAGGTTCTGAACCAAACCTTGGAGATCTCGGTCTACGATTTAAACAACTCTCTGACCTGGTATCTGACCTAATTCAGACTCTAAAAACATCTGGATTTAGACCCGGAGGGTACGTCCCCTCACTAGATCTCACGTATTACACACCGGATAAAGAAAAAGTAGAGTCTAGACTCAAGTCTCTAGGTTTTTCTCAAGTAGAAATTCAAGAAATTACTGGAGTTAGCAATTTCTTAGACCTCATTGATCGATTCGCCCCGTTGACGGATTCTCAGGACGTAATTTCGTTTTTCCGGGCATACGATCTGACAAAATTACTATACGAATATGGTGGTCAGGAGGCTATTGACAGGTACGTGGATTTTCTTTACGGGAACCAGCCAGTAATCCGTCTCCTGGGTCTTCTTGATGTTAACAGGAATCTGACGAGTAAAGTCACTGGTAGTGAGTACTCAAAACTGATAGGATATCTAATCCCCCTGACATACGCAATTGACCCGGAACAACTTGCTACTTTTGATTCTATTTTAAAGAGAAACAACCTCGATCTTTTTGAGTCGATTTCTTTATTGATTCAGGAGGGGGTTCCGACAGTGGTTAAGGATAAAAACTCTGTCTCCATGTTGTCTGGAATGGTATCTCAGATGGTAGGTTTTCCGACAAGCCGGGAATACAAGTCTCAACAACCCCTATGGAATAATCTGATAGAGAAATCTTCGGGAAACATAGGAACTGACATCTCCGGACTATACGACAGAGCTGATGGAATAACTCCGACAGAGCTTTACAAGTATTTGAACAACCCCAGTGCTACTTCTCCACTGGGAAAACTCCTAAATGGGGTCAAAGGGGGGAGAATGACCTCTTTACTGAGGTACTGTAATTTGTTTGGAATTCTATACACACTGTCTCCCCGTAATCATTCCGGGCAATTAGTAAACAAATCTGCCGACCAGTTTGTCTCTATACTGAACCTGGTAGACACACTAGAGGACCTAGTAGATAGACTTTTTGTCTCTTCTACTATTATTTCAGACAGAAGTGATGGAGAGGCAAGAATTAGTTCCTCGTACACGGATAGACTGGTGCAAGTTCAGAATAAGGAGTTTAAGTCTTTTGTTGACCTGCTGGGAGGTGATATCGATCCGGATTCCTATAAAATTCAAGAATCTCCGGGAATTGGTAACTCTAGAATACCAAACAGGGTCAGAATAACAAACTCTTTATCTCCAGAAGAAGCAGCGTTGGTGTCAACACAGGGGACATCGCTAGGTATTTTTACTCAGAAGGCTGATGAATCTGAAGACGGAGGATATGTCAAAATAGCAATCTCTAATCTTTTATCTAATGGTATAGACATAGGGGCAGAGATTGTCGACACCAGTGAAATAGGTGAAAACACCGATTTTCAAAATTCAATACCTGACTACCGCACGAGTTATACAGTTCCTGCGGGGTCTGAAGAAGTTGAAAATCCTTCGAGTTTTAATCCCCTGGAATCTTGCCAGAGGTTTGGCACTACTATCTGCAACGAGTTGGGATACAATACTGACGATCTTTGCTCTAAGGGGTATAATAAATCTCTGTACCCTGAAGACGGGTATGGACAAGAACCAATTTTTACTTCAGGTACTGTTCCTATTGACAGACCTCTGGGAGACTATTTAAACACTAACACAACCTATTCTCTCGTACCAACCGGTCACCCTCAACAGCCCTTTAGTGTGTCAGGGTTAACCAGTTTATCCCGGTCACCTTTACTCAAAGACTCTGAGATGCTTTGTGCTGGGTTTAAAAATCTCCTGGAATATGGTGCGTGTATGAATTTGCTAAAATGTAAAAGGTTTAGGCCTCCTACAAGTGGGAGATACTGGTTAGAGTATTGCCCAAGTACTTTGCAAGGGGGAAGATTTAAAAAATGAAAGCATACTGTAAATACGTAGAAAACTCACCTGTGCTGGAATTTGGACCGGGTCCGGAATTTTTCAACCATGCGTCTGGTGAGAACCCTCCTTTTCACGCTTCAATTCGCAAACAATTCACGGATTCGTTAGAGATAATAGTAGAGAGTAGACAAATAGACCGGTTTAAGTTAACAAATCAGCACTTGTTAACCTGGGACGATCACTGGGTGGATGATAAGGGGGAGAATATGATTGACCCTGGTATTAAACACGTCAACATACAAAGAAACAACCTGGTTTATGTAAATATTAACCTGCCCAGACTACATTTAGAGACATTAAATTTGGAGGGAAACTCTAGCCTCGAACACTTATACATCCATGAGGCACCGAGACTGAGGAGACTGGATATTAGCAATTGTAAGTCGTTGAAGTATATCTCTCTGGGGATCAATTATGGGATAAAAGAGTTGATAGCCAGGGATTGCCAAATGGCTACTGGGACTCTTGAACAATTACTCAGAGACTTTAGGCCGGTATATACAGCTAGTGCCAATGTCAGTGGTATAGGAGTATTCAGAAAACAGTATGAAACGGTGCTAGACTTGAGGGGAAACTATGTAGACTGGAACAACCGTCGTATAGCAAGCAAGATACGAGTGCTTTTGACAAATAACTGGGTAGTCAGGTGGGACAACAATCCTCCCCCCGATATCGTACCCCCATCTTTGTATGGATTTTTCGTTGAAAGCACGGTGTAGGAGCTAGATGTGGCAGATTTAAGAGCACGATTTATTGAGGACTACGCGGGTGGCTTATTAAACATCGCTCGTCAAGAACTTTCCAGCACGGGTGAAGTGCTTGCCCAGGACGGTTTTGTTGAAGGACTATCACTGTTTGTCGAAGACGGTCGAGGCGTAAAAAGTGGCCTAAGGCTCGGTTCCGGAATAGCCGAGTGTGTCGACCCGTTAACAGAAACCGGTATTCTTAATGTCCGGAGCGCGGACCGAACCTATGCGAAGATTCGGGATCTCAAAGCGTTCGCCACCGCTTGCGCGTCAGCGCAAGGGGCGTTGACAGAGTCGGTATCCGAGTCGTTCACCAATCTTGAGGGGGCGTTTGAATCTCTTGAGTCCGATGTTCAAGCCTACAGAAATCAACTTAACGAGCTAATTGATAGCACAGATCTGGGGGTTAGCGGGTTATCTTCTCGCATAGATAGTATTGACGGTCAACTGGTCAGGGCGGACAGCGACTTATCCGAACTGTCAGCTCGTATCTCCACTGTAGAGAACACAGTGGAAAATGTCCAGGTGGTAACAAGTGAAATAGCTGTGACCAGGTCAACATCGGCACTAGCCGATAATTCTACGGGCACATTAGATATTACGGGATCGCAATATTACGCGATATCAAATGTTACTACTGGGGTTCCGGCCTGGGTGACAATCTATACATCTGAGTCAGCTAGGTCGTCCGATACGAGAACGGAAGGAGATCCGGCTCCGCTGAACAGTGGGATTGTCCTGGACGTAATTACTACGGGAAGTTCTCTATCTCACGATATTCTTCCTTTCGTGATTGGTAAAAGTACAGATGGAGCGTTTTACGTCAGGGCGGTAAACAAATCTGGGTCGACTGTAGCGGTAAAGGTGGATATTTCTTATATTCCCTTGTAAGACTCGAGTTCGACTAATATGTCCAGGACTGTTTCGTGAGAGACTCGGATAACAATAGCCGGCCCAACTTTTCTAAGAACATAGAACAGGATGCCTTCGCGTCGCTCGATGTCGTCGGTGAAGACTGTCCGGAAAGTTTTATCATGGATATCCTCACCCCCAAGCATATCGTACACAGTGTCGGGGTCGAACACCCACATACAATTACTACGGTCAGCGGTGGCGATGTACAGGGCGAAAGGGGTATGGTGTTCGAGAATATACGCTAAGCACTGGACAACACCCTCTCGGTCTCTAGACTCGGATAGAGATTGAACGAGGATTTCTTTTTCCGAGTCGGTGTTAAACATCAGATCCGTACGGAGCGGGATTTACCAGAGAGGCCGAGACTCTGGGCTATTTCTCTGCTCATGCGAGATGCTAGCTTTGCATCGGTGGCCGAATAGAGACTAGGCTTAGGCTCAGCGGAATCTCCTGCAACTGGAACATCCGCTGACGCGGGGCTGGAATCCACCGGTCTTGGGGTAATCTCGCTCTCTGAGGTTGGTGTTGGCTCGTTGCTGATTAGATCCAGCTCTTCTTGCGGCATTTCGTCTGGCCCACTCGTGCCATGAAGAGATCTCTTCTTTGCTGAAATTGGCATTAGACATGTCTGGGGTTGTCTTAACTAGCTTTCAACGGGGTAGACGGGGACACTACTCGCTAGGATAAAAACTCACCCAGTGGCGCTACGGCTGTCGCTGTTGCCCCAGGCTTTTGTCTGGGGCTCTT